CGAACCATGCTCAGGGTTTTGGCCCCCCTAACAACCGCCACCCTAAAGATTGAGCATCGACTGGAATGCTGCACCGGCGGAACTCTGGACTGCTATTCGCTGGACAGCGTGGACTCTGGCCGTGGTCGGCGGTTTGATCGCGTCATCATTGACGAGGCTGGCATCATCAAGGACTTGGGTCCGGCGTGGCAAGAGACGATCCGGGCGACCCTTGCCGACTCGCAAGGAGATGCGTGGTTCCTCGGTACGCCAAAGGGTCGCAACTTCTTCCACCAATGTTTTGAACGGGGCCAGATTGGTGACTACGGCTGGAAATCTTGGAGACTCCCAACAACTAGCAACCCGTTGATTCCAGAGCATGAGATCGAAGCGGCAAAGCGAGAGTTGCCAGAGCAGGTCTTCAATCAAGAATTTCTAGGTATCCCCTCTGACGATGGCGGCAATCCATTTGGCCTCAAGGCTATTTCGGAATGTGTGGCCGAGCAATCAAAGGCTGAACCCATCGCTTTCGGAATTGACCTTGCTAAGTCGGTTGACCATACGGTCGTCTGCGGTTTGGACGATGAGGCTAGGGTCTGCGTTTTGGAGCGGTGGCAGGCTCCGTGGTCAGAGACCAGCCGAAGGATCGAGGATCTGATTGGGATCGTGCCGACCCTGATCGACTCGACCGGCGTGGGCGATCCAATCGTGGAGGGCATTCAGAAGAAGCACCCACGGGCCGAGGGTTTCAAGTTTACGATGCACAGCAAGCAGCAGTTAATGGAAGGTCTATCGACGGCGTTTCAGACCAAGAAGATCCGAATTCCTGACAACTGGTTGCGAGTCGAGGCGGACACTTTCGAGTTTGAATATACAAGGACGGGCGTGCGGTACGAGGCACCGAGCGGTCTGCACGACGACGGAGTCTGTGCTTTGGCTCTCGCCCTGCGGTGCTACGACACCATTGCTCAATCTGGCTTCAACTTCAGGGTACTTTGAACATGGCGATATACGACTTCCTGCGCGGACTGGTCAGCAAGACTCAAAGCACTCCAGAGAAGTGGCTAGAGAGCAGTGTCAGGGTGGTGACGGCGGGGCAGCACGGCGCACAAAAGCCATCCTTCAACCACCAGAGGGCGGTCGATTCTTGCCGGTCATGGGCATACGCAGCCGCAAACATCAACGCTCAGGCAGTTGCCTCGGTCCCGATCCGGCTCTACGCGAGGCCCGGCAAGGGAAAGAAACTCTACAAGACTCGACAGGTGCCTCGGCATCAGAAGCAGTACCTTCTGGGAGACGGACACGGAGACGCTCGTCCATCCAGCGGCGTGCTTCGCAAGGTGGCCGATTTCGGCGACGACATGGAAGAAGTCACCGAGTCGCATCCGATCATCGAGTTGCTGAGTAGCACCAACCCATTCCTTAACGGGTTCGACATGACGGTGCTGAGAATCCTGTACGGGGAACTCACCGGCAACGCCTACATGCACCCGGTGATTGACGAAGACACTGGACTACCGGCGGAACTCTGGCCCCTCGCTCCACAATTCACGGAGGTCATTCCAGATGAAGATGAGTTTATCAAGGGATATCTATACGGCATTTCGGCGGATCGGAAGCAAGTGTTTGACCGTGATGAGGTCATACATTTCCGACGACCCAACCCCGGAAATCTCTACTACGGACTCGGAAAGATTGAGGCTGCATACGGCGCTGTTCTTTCAAATCAGGCGTTGCACGATATGGATCTGGCAATGTTCCAGAACAGCGCTCGGCCTGACTATGCGGTCGTTGTACGCGGTACTCCAACAAGCGACCAACTTGATAGGTTCCAAGAACAGGTAGAACAACGACTGCGGGGTACTCGACGGGATGGCAACTTCATCGCGGTCACGGGCGACGTGCAATTTACGCCGCTCAACTTCCCGCCGAAGGACATCGCCGGACGCGAGGAAATCGTCGAGGAGATCGCGGCTGTCTTCGGCGTGCCGGTTACGATGCTGAAGGCGAACGACCCGAACCTTGCTTCGGCTCGAACAGGATTTGCTCAGTGGCGAGAAGGTACAGTGCTTCCGTTGCTCCGCATGGACGAAGAAGAACTGAACCAGACATTGCTTCCGATGTTTGGACTAGAGGACGAACTCTGTCTTGCCTACGACAACCCCGTGCCAAGAGACACCCAGTACGAACTCCAAGAACGGCAGACCGCTGTTCAGGGTGGTTGGCGAACGATCAACGAGGCAAGGCTCGAAGAGGGCCGCGAGGCATTCGAAGACAACGAGTTTGCCGACCAGCCTCTCATCAACGGTCAACCTCTTGGAGCGTCTGCGCAGCAGCCGCCCGGTCCCGGCGGTGGTATGCCCGGCATGGATCTCTCATCTCTCTTCAGCGAAGACGGACAGCCCGAAGAAGAAGAGAAGGACGACAATTCGCCTGATGCCGAAGCCGCTGCAAAGTTCCTAAAGTCTGTTAGAGACGGGACGCTTCAGGGATACAGTGCAATCAAGTTGTTGCAGGGTTGCGGGTTCAGTCGCCAAGTCGCCGAGAAGATGGTGGACGCCGAAGCCAAGGCAAACAACATTGAGCGAACCGAAGACGATCTGTACGACAGCAAGGAGCAAGCCGCAGCGGTGGCTTCTCTGATTGGATGTCGGGGCGTTCGGTCGATCGACGCAGACGGCGAAACCAAATACTGTCCGTGCGCAGACGAGAAGGACTTCAACACGCTGACGGGCAAGTGTCCAGAGGGCGAGTGTGACGGCGATCACGGAGGACAACCACGCCCAAAAGCCTTAAGGCTCCGTCATATCCTTGACGGGGCCGCCACTCAAGAACTCACCAAGTCGTTCGGTGATTGGAGTGTACGGTTCAAGGCAACCTCAGATAACTGCGGCACTGGTGCGGGTGGCTTCAAGGAAGACAACACCTGCGCCACTGGTAGTAGCGCGGAAGAATCAAAGTATTCCCTTAGAGGCTACCGCTCTATAACTGACGAAGACCTCGCTGAAATTGAACGGTTCAAGTCGCTCGGTTTGCATAAGCCGTGGGGAACAGGAGAAGGGGTTGATTACGACTACAGACAAGGCTCGTTTCGCTACGGCGCGCTTGAGTTTGAAGACCAGATGCAACTGGCTAGTTTGTATTCCGATTTAGACGCAGACGGTCGAAGAACTCTTATTGAAACAATGGGGTCTGTTGAGGTTCCAACAGAATTTAGGCGTCTCGAACAGGTCAGAGAACAAGCCGCAAAGTCAAGGCTGACCGGCGACAAACCTTTGAGTCAATATCAGTCCGAAGACCAAATTGTTCACAATGTTCTGTCTCGTAAAATCAAAGGCAACGACTACCGAAACATCGCGATTCAGGAATCAAGCACAAGCGGATGGATCAACAGCCTTCTGCAAGATGCCGCTGATGCACACTACAAGAAAAATGCCGAATACTACGAAAGCCTCGGTGTTGAGGAATTTGCTCTCAGAGATTCGATGGTGTCAAGGTTGTATTCGGAACTCATTCCTGAAAACAAGCCGCTGTCTGAAGAAACAAAGCAATTTTTTGATTCGCGTTTGACCTCAATTGATTACGACAACATCGGAACGAAAGCAAAGCACGAAATCATTGACGGTCGATACCTCGATTCAATTGATGGAAATCCAGTTTTTAAAGTCCATCCTGCGATCGCAGCCGAAGCATTTGACGAAATGGATGAGGAGTATAAAGAGATCGCGGCAAGGTCTTACAATGCGGCCAAGAAAATCCAAGACTCCTACAGAGACGAAAGAGGAAACGCGAAAGTTCTACCTGTCGATCAGTTAGAAAACGCAGTGAAGCGATCTATTGAAATAGAACGACACTTTGCCGCTAAGGGTGTAGGCGTTCGTGTAGATCCCGGAATGTTCTTGCTTCGTTCTGACGGTCAGGCTATTCCGGGAACAGAGCGTCGAGACCTTGCCGCAGGGTTTCAGGATGTTGCCGCGCTGGACATGGCTATTGATTTAGCGCAAGAACAGGGACACGACCTACGCGGCATCAACATTCGAATTGATCGAAGGGAAGATGAAAACACCAGCGTCTACAAATGGGAAAGCCCGGCTTGGACAGAATCTATGAACACTGGAGGTTGGTGGCACAACGCGAGCGGAACCCTGACGCTTCCATCCGATCGCCATCAATCAGGTTTGGAATTTGGTGCGCAATCAGTAAAAGATCGAAGGGAATACGGGGTCACTGGTGGTCTTGGAGATTTGGGAGTTGCCGTGCATGAATTGGGACACGCAATTCATTCTGCCAAGATGAAGTGGGCAGGAGAGAGGTATATGGCAGAGAAGACAAAATCAGAACTTGGAAAAAACTTCTTCCCACGGTCGGAGATGTACGACGAGGCTGAGTTTGGCCGCTTAGGTGAATTCGCATGGGTCGGGTATAGAAACACCATTTCTGACAACATCAGCACCTACGCCGCAAGTATGCCATCCGAGTTTGTTGCCGAAACCTACACGCTTAAGACGATGTATCCAAACCGATGGGATCAGGTCAAAGACATTATTGCGAGAGACGACAAGACAACCGTAAAGTGGCCTTCAGGGGAAGCAGAAAACCTTGACGCGGATTTTTATACCACTATGACGATCGGTGAACTTTACGAATCGCTGGGAGGTCCGTGATGATCTTTTACCCAGATCAATTTGTCGGAATGTCTAAGGCTGAAATTAAAGAACGGCTTGAGGTTACTTTCGAATTTGCTGGAGAAAGGAACGCGCCGGATAGTTTGGTTGACTCACTGTTTGAAGGCAGTCAAAAATCGTCAACTAAAGCAGTCGAGGACATCAACCTCAAGCCGACCGAAGCGATGGCGAACGCTGCGAAGCGTGGGTTGAAGTTGAGAAAGGAACACGGCAGGGGCGGCACCGAAGTCGGTGTTGCTCGCGCGCGAGACATCAGCAACCGCAAGGATCTATCGCCGTCAACTGTCAAGCGGATGAAGTCATTCTTCGCTCGGCATGAAGTCGATCTCGACGCTCCGGCTGCGAAGGAGG